TACTATCATCTTGTAGACGGTGGCAAAGGTAAGAAGAATATTTGGAACCGCCAAAAAAAAAGCGAGAAATTTTGAAATAAATGACTTTTTTATGCTCTAAAACATAAAAACGAGGGGTTGAGGAATGAAAAGGAATCAAACGGAATGATTTCGCGGAATCATTCGGAATCATAACCAGGAATGACCGGAAATGATCGGAAAAACGACCAAAAATGACTGAAAACGACTGAAAACGACCGGAAATGACCGGAAACGACCGCAGGATCTTCCTTCGGTTCTGCCACTTCGAGGAATGGATTCCTCGGAAATTCCCCGATTTTCCGTGCATTTTCCTCGGAAATTCCCCGATTTTCCGTGCATTTTCCTCGAAAATTCCCCGATTTTCCCCGATTTTCTCCGATTTTCTCCGATATTCTCCGATTTTTTCCTAACTTTGCGGTGTGTAATTAATAATATATATAATAAGGTATGGAAAGAAATAAGGAACTTACCCTGCATAGGGTTATTGATCTTATCAAGAAGACCAATGAACGCATAGATTTGACCAACGACCGGTTAGAAATAGCAGAAAGAGACAACAACCGCCTTTTTCTGCTTGTTGTCATTGAAGCTGTAGCAATAGCCATTGCCATACTTGCTTAATGGTAGAAGCCAGGCACGAGTATAAGGCAGATATCACCATCACCAAGAACGTAATAATCTCCATCCAATATTTATTGCGTTCTCTCTTCTCAGCCTTTCTTTTGGCATCCATCTCTTTATTCTTTTTATCTTGATAATGTTTGCAGGACCACTCTATAAAATCCATATCATCATCAGGTCTCTTGCTCCTCATATTTATAACTTTAATGATTAATAAATAAGAGCCCCCGATGCGTCACGCACCAGAGGCTTCGAACTCTTTTGTATTTCTGCGCCACAAGGCTATGGCGACTTTTGTCTTATGGGGAATGATAAGCCCCAGCCTCATTTTTATATTCTGTCTGCAGCTGCACGTATGCGGTTTGAAACCTCGCATAGTGCGCCACGGAGCATATTCTTCTCTTCATCGGTGAAGCCTCCCACTCCACCATTGCCATCGATGCCATCGAGTTTGTGATAAAGCCATGATGCTGACTTGCCGAAATATGTATGTGCTATTTCACGCCACGAAATAAGCATCTGAATATCCTGGATGCGCTGCTTAACTGCGCTATCCTTGGTCTGTTTAACTGTTGCTACTGCTACTTCCATAATCTTATATTTTTTAATGCCCTCCCCGAAGGGAGGGTCTGTTGTTAATACTTTGTGTAATACTCAGGCGGCTCAATCATCTCATCGAAAAGTTGTTGAGCATACCATAATAACTGCGGGTTGCCCCTGGGAAAAGACTTTTTGTAGTTTCTGATAGCTGCTATCAGCTCTTCCTCTTTGTCACTCACTAAAATTTTCTTCATATCATTATTTCTTTAAGACAATGCAAAGATACTACAAATTTTCGTATTACCCAAATATTTACTACGAAAAAACGTATTATTAAGTAAGATTTAACATTTTAGCCTTGAAAACTTGTGGAATTGCTGGAAAAACATTATTTTTGCAGCGGTTAAACGAAATAATATATATTAGGTATGGACAGAAAAGAATATATGAATTTGGAGAAGCGCATAAGGTTTCTCCATATTACGGTAAATATTCTCATTGCTATCTCTATTCTTCATGGACTTTTGTTAATATGGCTGCAATCACCCCATCTAAGATTGTTGCTATCCACCCTATTAAAGCAATTAAAATAGAGACTATATAAGTGAACAATATGAAGTCCCCGGCACGGCTCTGTGTCGGGGACGATGTGTTAAATAAAGATAGTCTAAATAGCAAGGCTAAGCGAGCCAAATTTCTGAGCCATATCCTGCAAGGCACCTCTGAGAGTAACAAGCTCATCAGGAGTAAACTGCGATGCCTTTCCGTTGACTATGTTTCCGTTCATCTTATGTGCCAGCCAAGAGCGAGATTTGCCAAAGTAAGCCTTTGCGATGTAAGCCATGGAAACCATATCTGTTATCTCACCAAATTTCTCTGCCATGGTCAGTTCCTTGACCTTCTGCTCTGTGGTCTTAGCCATGTAGCCCACTGCCACGGCAAAAGCCTTAGGGTCTGACTCCTTGAGTGCATCCATCTGACGGCGAACCTCCGCCTTATCCTCTGCGGTCTGGGCAGCTCTGTTTTGTGCTGCCAAAGCCTTCACCTTATCAATCATCTCTGTATATTCCATAATCTTATATTTTTAAGTTTAAAGGAATGAGTGCCCCCGAAGGGGCTTTCTCATTTCTTTTTGTTTTTAATTTTGTTTTGCAACTCTGCGATTTCTTTTTCTGCTACCCTCTTGAAGGTATCGGGGAACTCTTGCCAATACTCTAGGTAGAAAAGCAAATCGTCTTCATTTTCCTTGAGTTCCTTAGATTTTCGTCTTGCCATATACTATCTTTATTAACACGATGCAAAGGTACTAAACTTTTGTTGAATAACCAAATATTTTCGTGATTATTTTCAACATTTGTGTATTATTTAACGTTTGGCTACGAAAAAAGCCATCTATGCTCACGCACGGATGGCTCCAAAACTAAAAAACCTTATTACCTAAAATCTATTACTAAAAACCTATAAAACAACTTTGAACCCTACTGATTCTTTCTAACAAAAACTAAACATTAAAATTTAAAAGGAATTAAGCATCTTCTGGTGGATGCCTGGCATCGAAGCCCAGGAGCTTATCGCAACTCCGGCACCCTTGTTACTCATCTCACGACGAATGACATAAAGCCTGTTTAATGGAAACTTATATTTTCATTCTAACTAATCTGCGAAAAACCGGTATACTTCCCCTGAAGCACAATGAATGAAATTGATGCTAGATTATAGCAAGTGCAAAGGTACGAAAATAATTCGGAAAAACAAGAAAAACACCGCATTTTTAGGCAATAAACCCTAAAATTGCGGTGTTTCCAACATTTTTTCTTGATAATTTACGTAAAAAGTCCCCGGCACGGAATCGTGGCGGGGACCGAGTTGAGTTATTGAACATGTTAGCTATGCTAACTGCAATGCGCTAATGCGACTGCTTATATCTTTGACCGCCTGGTTAAAGATGCCTTTCTGCTCCTGGTTGAGCGTATAAACCTTTCCACGGATCTGATATCCATTGAGACGCTGCAAAAGCCATGCTGCGCTCTTGTTGAAATAGGTCTTAGCGATGTAAGAGATAGGAAGCAGTTTGTAATCCTCTGCATCTATCTGGCTGCGGAGAGCTTTCACTTCGCCCTCCAGGCGAGTTACATTTTCCTCCAGGAATGGTTTTGCCACTTCAGCCACAGCATCCTTATCCATAGTTTCCAGCTTAGCGATAATTTCATTTTTTCGCTCCTCGCTCATTGCATCGGTATTACCTGCAAGAGACTTGTATTCATCCAATAGAGTTCTAATATCTTCCATATCAATATATATTTTGTAATCCCCTCCCGAAGGAGGAACTCGATTGCAAAGGTACATAATAATTTTGATATACGCAAATATTACATAATAAATCTATTATGTTTAACGCATTTTTAACATTCCAGCCCAATAAAACACGGTTTTTACCTCTTTTTCCATCATTCTCGAATGATGTCAGGAAATGTCCTTTCCTCTTTTACCCCGGAATGCAATGGAGGGGTTCACCCGAAAATGGCGCGTTTCTTGTGGCAATTCTGCAGGAATTGTCATAAGTCGCCATTTTCGGGTGGCAATCGTTTGCAAAACGATTGCAAAATTTGCTGCTTTTGCACAAATTTTCCACGGTCATTTTTGCCAACTTGCTGAAATTCACGGAATTTTAGAAAGTTGTGGAAAAAGGAGCGTGCTTCCCTGTAAGGGTAGCCTCCACTGCCCTACGCTCGGAGGCAATTGCCTCCCGAAAATAGAGCGGTATATGTAGCGTTTTTTCCCTTGTGGCAATTGCCTTTTCTCATTCCGTTTGCCCCGCCGATTCCCATCTTTCTGCCATCCCTGCACCAGCGGTCACCAGCGAGATAGCCACAAAAATAAAGGGCAGTGAGTTCACTGCCCTTCGTCCTATAGCTTGCCCTTGTCGTGATAAGAGTAGAAGTTTCCATCTGTTACTATCACGTGGTCCATGAAGAAGATACGCATTATATCACAAGCCTGCTTCACCTTCCTCGTGAGTTCATCGTCTGCCCTGCTTGGCGCTGGGCTTCCGCTTGGATGGTTGTGAGCCAGCGCCATAATGGTTGCGCCTGCGGTCACTGCTTCCTTCATCATCACCCTCACATCTACAGACGTGTCTGTGATTCCTCCCTCGCTCAGCTTCACGTGCTTGATAAGCCTGAAATTCTGATTCATCAGCAGGATGTGAGCCTGCTCTACATTGAGGTCAGCCATCTGCAGATGGAGATAATTGTATATTGCCAGGCTGCTGCCTAGGTCTGGCTTCTCTCCTGCCTGCTCTCTTGCCCTGCGTTTGCCTATCTCTAGGGCTGCGAGTACTGCCAGCGCCTTGCAGTCTCCGATGCCCTGCACCACCTGCATTTCATCCATTGATAGCTTTGCAAGGTTACTCAGTTTTCCGTCTGCTATGTTCATCAACTGCCTTGCTTGGCTGATACTCTCCTTTGTTCCTGCACCTCGGTTGATTACCATCGATAACAGCTCAGTGTTACTAAGATTTTCAAATCCGTAATTAGCTGCCTTGTATTCCGGTCTCTCGTCTGCTAGTATATCATTGTACTTCTTCATATTATGCTGCTTTATTATTGTTCAACTTTACGTTATAAATACCTTGTGGATAACATCTCTTTGATGCTGCTACTGCTTCGTAGAAGCCCTCTGCCATCTCCTGCAGGATTCCTCTGTTGCTGATAGGGTCGTGGTGCACGGTTCTACCTACGAATATTTCTCGCTCTATGTAGGCTCCTGCTGCTTCCAGCTGCTCCTTAAACTCTGTGATGGTCTGACCGCTTGTCAGGAGGTCATCGAAAAGGATGACATTCTTGCCTGCAAAGTAGCTGCCATCGATAGCCACGTGATAGAGTCCTTCGCTCACGTGATGGCTTCCGCCATTGTGGGTAGGCTTGCGCTCGCCATAGATGCGAACGTGCTCGTTTGCGGTCTTGATGCCTGCCTGGTTGAGAATAGCTGCGAGATAGCCGAATCTCTTGTTATACTTCCATTGAGCGCTGCAGGGTGCGAAAACGACAACGAAATCCTCCAACAATCTGCCGTATTGTCTTCTCAGATAGCTGATTAACAACTCAGCGCAAAAGCGTGTGGTGGCAGTCTTGCCTGCCTTGAAATCGTAGATAAGCTGATTATTTACTCTCTGCTGATTCTTGTCAACGCAAAGGTTGATGTAAGCGTTTGGAACGTATTCCACTAAATAATTTTGTCTCATATCCATTAAACTTTTAAAAATTCTATTCTGGTAATGCGAGGGAGTCCAGAGATTTTTCCAACTCCCTGCTTTGGAGTATTTTTTTTTTACTCATTCCGTATAAAGCTCGGTTTGCCCTTTCGATTTTTCCTGTGCTTAATACTGCACAGGGAGAGGCAAACAGGTGTTGGGTTCTGTGGAAACAAAAGGTAAAGATTTAGCATAGTGTTAAGAATCTTTGGCTTTTGTTTGCGCAGGTTCATGCACAGGTTTGAATCCCCTGCTGCGACCTTTGCACAGGAAATTTCGAGAGGGAAAACTGACGAGCTGCAGAGAATGAGTTAAAAAAAAGTACGGAAAAGCATCAAACAACCATCGCCCCTAAAGGCGATACCGCTTCTGCAGCAAGGATGAAAAAACAAAAATGGCTGCTACTCTCACGAGCAACAGCCACCAGAAAAAGTAAAATAATAAAAGACAAAAAATAAAAACTAGTAAATTATATAAATCAAAAAAACTATGTCTGAAAATGGCAGCTCATGCTACCAGTATAGAGAACGCTCTGCGGGAACTTCTCTGCTCCTATGCAGACGGTATCGAAGGCATCGGAGAAGTCTGTTCGGTTCTCCAGACGGTCCTCGTCAGTCTCCACCAGCTTCTCGCCTCGCTTATCCTTGCCGTTGTTGTAGCAGCCGGCACTCTCAATAGAGATAATCAGGTCCTCGTTGTTGTCCTGGTTGATGAGGATCATGTGGTTTGCCTTGCCCTTGAACATACGGTTGATGAGTTCCTGCTTCTGCAGGTGATTCCACGGCTTGCCGATATAGACCTCTGTCACCAGCCATCCATTGCGCCTGAGCACTCTCGAGATGATCTGATAGAAGTCATCGGTGTGAGTCGCATAAGAGTTGCCTACGAAGGTTGCATCGTAGTAGAAGATGACCCTCTTGCTCTTGAGATACTTGTAATAGTCACAGAAGTCCTGAGCAACCTCAGGAAGCTTGCGCTCATACTTCACGTAGAGCGAATTGATGATGCGTAGGCGCTGGTCAGAGCCTACCTGCCCCACCACCATACAGTTGATGTTGGTGTTGGCATCCAGTCCGATGATCAGCGGTAAACCGTCCTCTATATCTCCATCTGTTCGGCAATCAATCTTGTCTTTCTTGGGATTAAACTTATACTGCAGAGCGTCCAGATATGTAGTATTGGGCGCTGTATAGAAGTTCCTGTCCTCGTCAAGACCAGAATAGAATCCGTCCATGGCGATGCCCACATGCTGACACATGATGCTTGTGAGGAATGTCATCTTAGGCAGATCTCGCTTCATCTGCCGAATGAAGTCCTCGCCCAGAACAGCGAGGTTCTGAATGCTCGAACACCTGAAATAGACCAGGGCATAGGAGCGGAGGGAGTGCAGAACCTTCTCATATTTCTGCACCTGCGACATGTAGTAATCGTACCGCTCTGGGTGAGCAGCCAGCTTGTTGCGGATGCTGTGCAGATGCACCAGTACCGTCTCGAGAGTAGCTATCAGCTCCTTATCCATCTTCTTCTCCCACGACATAAACCAGGAACCTTTCTTGGTCGCTGAAGTATCAGAAGTAATGGTCAGACCATGGTGCAGGCAGCAGTCTCCGAACAGCTGCTTGTTGCCTCGATTGGCAGGGAGCGTTTCGTTGTTAAGTTGCTCCCAATCAATAAATTTTGCCTCGTCGATAAAGACATGGTCGAGTGAGAGTGAGTTGGAGGTACCGCTGCGATCCTGAGAGATGATGTTGAGGTAGCTGCCATTGTAGAATGATACGGTGTTCTCCCAGTTCATCGGCTGGAAGTGCGGATCCTGCCAGTGGAGCGCCTTCCACGGCTTTTTACCCACGATGTAGTGAACGTCTCGCTTATAACCCCACTCTTCGAGATGCACCAAGGCAGATGGAAGGATATTGGTCTGACATCGCTTGACGGATGGGGCCACCATACCGAGGCAGCAGCCTGGCATGTGCTGCACGGCATAGAGGATGCGGCCTGCTTCGACCACACCCTTGCCGGTACCACGCCCCCACTCGCATATCAGCGTCTTGGGCATAATCTGCAGGACACGAGACTGCACATCGTTGAAGAAGAGCTGCTTAGGTTGATTTGCTGCTATCATCTGGAATCTCCTCAAAATCTGCGTCTTCTATGTCAGGCATAGAATAGCGCTTCTCCATTTTCTTGATTTTTGCTCGAAGATTCGGAATCTTCTGCAAACCGATGACCGTCGGGTCATCTGTCATACGGAATTCGACAGGAACAATCTTGTCGAAAGCCAGTTCTGGTTCATCAGGAGTATCGGTGCGATTGTTCTTGATGCGGTTCTTCTGCATCACGGCAAGCGCTCGGAAGTCACCTGCAGCCAAGGCTGCTTTGCGGTCCTCGTCAATCTCCTGATTGACCTTCCACCGCCAAAACTCCTTGGATGCCGCATTGAGGTTGCCCAGCATCAGCTGGCAGAGATGGATATCATCGTATGCCTGGCTCTCGCTTACACCGAACATTGCCTTATCCTGATCAACCATCTCACGGACGGTGTATCGAGGGTAGCGCAGCCAGAAGGCATAGCACCCCCGAAGTCTCTCCACTCTCGCCTTGACGATAGCTGAGAGATGAAGGTCTTGAAGCTCATCCTCGTTGAGAGGCATGTACTTCATATAATCATCTACATTGACTGGAAGACTCATATCAAGAGATTTTGGCAATAATCTGCGATAGCTGAGTCATCACTGCCTGATATGCACCAGGAGAACCGACATTTGCCAATGCAATATTGTTGGTTCTCAACTCATTAGCGGTCTCCGCTAAACCTCTAAGATAGCGCCTGCGATATGGCGATCTAGGCTCCTGCAGCTCCAGTTGCATAGCCACAGACTCATCGGGAGGCAGGTCCATCAGGATGGGAATCTCCTCCACTGGCGTCATGGTCTTGGCATAATCATATACCGCCTGCAGGTACAAATCACTCTCCTCGAGGAATGGAAATTGTGTTCGCATCATCTAACAAATTATTGAGCATTTTATGAATATCGAGATAGACGTCTCTATCGAGAGAGATGAAGGTGCATTCCGCCCGGTCACCATACGTCTGATTCTGCGATGTAATCACGGAGACTAACCACTCACCGTTACTGACCAACATAATCTTGGAATGATTAAGCGTAAGCTTAACCTCATCAAAAGCCTCTGTCATCAAGCGTTTTAGCTTTAAAGTTTTGCTTGAAGCTTTAATGTCAGCCACTAACGTAGAATGGTTAATCAACCCTCGCTTGCGAAGGTTGATGACTCCACACAAGAACGCGTCGGAAGTAGAGAAGGTCGTGACGGCAACATCTGCCGGACCGGTCTGCTCCAGAATCCAGCCTAACAAGCCAAGGGTGTGAAGGCCTTGACCTAGAAAGACCTGCGAGCTACTCTGCTGGAGCGGCTTCAGAACTTGTTGTATCTGATTCGCTCTCATCTACCTTCTCCTCTGTCTCAGCTGCATTTTCCTCTACCTGCTGCTCTTCAGCTGGCTGCATTTCGATGCCTGCCTGCTGAATCTTGGCGATGGTATCAGCTGTGAGTTCTGCCTTGGCAGATACAAGCAGCTGCACTCTCTCGCTGACCTTGTCACGCAAGGCAGCAGCCTTGGCTGCTTCACCACTCTCCTGCAACTCGATAATCTTCGGCAGGCTCTTGGTAATATAGGAGCGCGCATTGCTGATTTGCTTGGCGGTAATAGCAGCATCGGTCTGCTGCTCTTCCGGCTCATCTTCTGGATTCGTCACAGTGGCATGGTCATAGACCTCCATGCCCTGCTTGTAGGCGTAGTACTCCTGCTTAAGCGTGCCGAGGAGTTGCTGGAAGCCCTCATCTGCAGCATGCAAACCCTCGTATCTGTCACAGGACTGAGTGTATGCCTTGCAAGCCTCGAAATGCTCCTTGATTTTCTTCCACAGCGCAGCATTTGCTTCCCAGATATCCTGGATATGAGCAGGGAGCTGATTGTGGTCTTCACGCTTACCTTTTGCAATGATGGCATCAGGACAGAGGACGACATTATCCCCACAGAGCTGTGGGAGATGAGGTGTGAAATCAGGTGCCTGCTCATCAGCTTCAGTAGTACGATCTACTGCAACCTGAAGGATAGGAGTCACCTCGCTGTCGTAGGCTCTGACCTCATCGAGGGTCATACCTGCATTGCGATAGTTGAGATGCTTACGCAGCTCATATTTGAGCAGTTCCAGCTTACCCTGAGGATTGAAACTGATGACCTGATAGAGATGTTTATTGTTATTAATCTGCAGGAGCATCATTGCTCCCTCACGAATATTCTCGTCAGTATGTTCACTCTCGAACCACTTACTGATCTTCTGTGTGAATGCTTTATCAACCATATTTAAATATTAAAGGCGAGGCGAGCATATCAGCATCGCCTCGCCAGCTTAAACTAAGAGAATTATAAAAAATGGACTTGCTTACACGTCACTTGCAGTCTTCAGTTTGCAGGTCTCACCACTGTATGTACCATCAGCGGTAACGATGTCACCATAGTAGAATGGAGGCATGGTCTCGCACGCAACAGAGATCTCCAACGTAGTGTTAGACTCATCGGTGACAGAAGCACCTGTAGTTGCTGAAGGAGTGACGGTTACGGTAAATGCATCATCGCCAAACTGGCGAACCTTGCCGTTACGCTGAGGAACGAGGAAGATGCAATCGTCATTGAGGAGCATGGAAGCAGTAGCCTGCTGCTCCTCTTCAGTACCAGGAAGAACAAGGGTCGCCTTGTTGTTCATGGTCTTGCTGCCCTCTTCTCCCTGAGATTCAGGAGCCATGGAAGACTTGTCTGGAATGAACTCAACCCTGATCCACTTTTTGTCAGCCTGCAGGGTATGAGAATCCTTGATGACAAGGTAGTCCTTCAGAGCTGCAGCAGCCTCCTTCTGAGGCTCAGCCAGCTTAGTAATGTATGCACGACGAATGAACCATCCGTATGCACGAGTACCAGGCAGTCGTTTCTGGCCAGGGCACTTGATCACATCCTCGTAGAGGTTGACAGCATCAGTACATGATTTTTTCTGTGCCATATATATAATGTATAATCGTTAAACTATCAGACGCTCTCCCTATGCTGTAGGGAGAGTGTCATAACCAACCAGGATTCGCTCCTTAGAAATCGATTCGAACTGACAACCGAAGAACATGGTAGCGACGAAATCGAGGAGGAAGTGTGAACGAAGACTCTTCTCAATTTCGAAGTTGCACTTCTCACCAGATGTAGCGATGCCGACGAGCATATTCTTCTTAGGTGTGATGAGCTTGAAGCCATCTGGAACGCAAGAGAGACCGACAATCTCGCACTTCTGGTCACCATCGATGTATGTTTTGTTGAACTCCTTGTTGTAGTTGAGATGACCGTAAGTATTACGGTATGCTCTCTCGTACAGAGTCTTACTCTTCTTGTTGCAGAAGAGAATGGTGTTCTCACCTCTCAGCTTCTCATCAGCTGCATCGATGAACTGCTCAATAACATCAACCGCATTCTCAGCTGTCATAGCTGTAGTCTTGAAGAGGTTGCCCTTGCTTGTTGCAAGATTTCCTGCAAGAGCCTCTGTATCAGCGATGGTCTTGAAGCCATTGTACAGCTCTGCGGTAGTCTTACCAGCATCATTGCGCTTTGCGGTGAAGATGCTGTTGCGGAAAGCTTCACCAAGAAGCTTGAACAGGTACATCGCTACCAACTTGGTGATAGGAGTGTTCTTAAGAGCTTCACCCTGCACTACTGGTGAGCCATAGATGCTCTGTACTACAGAGATAGGATTGAACTCCTTGACTCCGGAACCCAGGAAGGTCTCGAGCTTGCGGCCAACAATCTTCACCTGCTCATCGTCGATGCGGGTGTAAGAGAATGGTCCAATCTCGAATGAACCAGCAAGCTCTCCCACCTCCTCAGCATAGCGAACGCCTTGGCGCAGCTGCATATATTTTGTAACTTCTTCGAGCGCCAGAATTGGCATCTGAAGAATATCCTTGCGGTACGTGATGAAACTCTTTTTCAGCTCATCAGGTGTAATCTCAATATTTTTTGGATCAGCCATTAAATATTACATAATGCGTTATAGCAATCGCGAGGAGAAGCCTGAGGTGCGGTTGATGGTGCATCTACGGTGTCATCACCAGGTGCGCCCTTCAAGTCCTCGATCTCCTTAGTCTTGTTTTCGATAGCCTTGTCCTTCTCTGCCATCTGAGCTTCCAGGTCCTTTACCTTCTTCTCAGCTGCGTCGAGAGCAGTTGACTTCTCCTCGAAGTCTTTCTGCTTCTGAACAAGGTTATCCTCGATTTTCTGCATCTCTGCATCGGTGAGAGTAATCTTCTCATCGGTCACTTCGAAATCATCCTTGCGGTCAAGGATGGTCTGAAGGTTGAGGAATTTCTTCTTCATTTTAATTATTTGAGAATTGTTTTTAAACATTTCCTTGAGAGAGTTGTAAGCTTTCTCGAGGAATGTCTTGCTAGGCTCTTCAGCTGCGGTCACGTGAGGTAGTGGAGGAAGACCGAGTGTTGAGCATACTGAGTTATTGAAACGCTTGGCAAGATTGGTCTGTCGCATCTTATCCTCCTCATCCAGGTCTTTGATTTCGTCAATCAGACCCAGTTCAAGAGCTTGCGAAGGGCTGAGCCAGTTCGCTTTTTCCATTTGGGCGAGGATATCATCGCTCGACTTGCCCGACTTCTTAGCATAGACAGAGGCGATGACCTTATCGATAGTATCGAGGTCATTGCGCTGCTTCTGCCAATCTCTGATGAGCTCATCAAGCTTTGCCTTGTTGGCAGACTCCCATACTGTTACTCCAGTAGAGGCATTGTGTATGAGCATTGTACTGCCGACTGACATATCCACGTGCTTGGCTCCCATGCAGAGAACCGTAGCGATTGAGGCTGTCATACCCAAGATATGCACATTGACCTTGCCATGGTCCTTGATGAGCTGATACATGGTCAGACCCTCATCAACAAATCCACCAGGTGACGAGACTGCGATATGCACCTCTTCATCCTGATGGGCGTCAAGGTATGCCTTGACGTCCTTGGCACGAGTACCGTAGGTTCCTGACCACCAGTCGTAGCCGGCTCCGATGGTACCGCAAATCATCATTCCATATTTCATTTGCTTACCTTTTTTGTGCAAAGTTAAGTTGGCAATTGCCAAAAATAAAATACGACAATCAGGCAATTTTAGGCGCCTTGCGTGTGTATGTCCACTGAATTGTCGCCTCAATGAAGGTAGAAGAACCTAGAGAATCAGGATGGATATCTGACATATTGATGATAGGATAAGGTCTATCGCCTACACCTATGAGATACTTATTTGATTCCAGATCCGTCACCAGGTAAGCGTATGGAACACTCGTATCCAGGTCATCATCAGGAAGGCGAAGGGTCAGCTTATGGGTATATAATCTGACTCCATCCTCTAATTTGTCTGTTATTTCCAGTTTTGCCGGCTTCTGACACTTAACCTTCGGCCACTTGTCAGAACCAGGAATGGAAAAAGTCTTGTTGCAGGTAAGCGTCTCGAACGGAAGTTCACTCACTGGTATTCGCTGCACCTTAGTGATAAAACTCAATCTCTTCATACTATATATAATAATGTGGAAAACTATTATTTCGCATCTGTTCGCACCTGTTCAAAAACAGGGTATATGGTATATGCGATTTTAGCGTTAAAAATCGTTATTTCTGCATCTTTTATGATTAAAGAGGTTCACACCTCTGTTCTGGTATGACTTGCGCATGCGGTACCACTTCATACGGACGGTCTCAGCGTATTCGACATCTATACCGTGCATGGAACACCAGGAACGGAATGCGGACATCTTCTTGCAGGACGTATCTGAGAGGTCTCCTAGGTCATTCCACATATTGATGCGGAACAGGTCGCTGATGCTCTCGGTCAATGCCTTCTTGGCTTGATGAGAGAGATAATTGTATGTAGCCGGATTCTTGTATTTGCAGGCAGGTATGCAGATTGCGATCTCGTCTGCTGATGGCAGTTCTGGCTTTAGGTCTGTAGGCTGCTTCTGTGTGAATCTTCTGATAACAGCATTCTCGTTGCTGCTAGCAGGGAATTCGACAGGATTGCCGAAGGAATGGATGAGCCACTGCTTCATGTATGGCTCAACATGGAGATAAACTAGAAACTTATTCATATTTTTTATTTTAAAACTTCGCAAAGTTACAAAAAAGAATTGAAACTGCCCTAAGTTTTAAGGGGAAAATACCCTGTTTTGCGGTTATTTTTTATTTTCATTTTCGATGAACCCATTTTTGGCAAATTAAGTTGTGGCAATTGTGGCAAAAATGCTAAGTACTTGATTATTAATATTATATTAGTTATCTTATTGACACATTATATATAAATATTGCCACAATTGCCACAACCTTTGCCACACTTATCTCTCCGTTGCCACAAATTGCCACAAAATTGCCACAGCCGATTCCACTCTTAATGCACTGATTATCAGCGTTGCCCGAATTGCCACAATTGCCACAAGCAAAAAAGGTTCGTGCGCATCTACCATAACTTATTCTGCGACATATATACATATTGTCAACAAAATAGCCCTGGCAGGTTTTCACCTACCAGGGCTCAGATAAATTAAACAAAAAATATATAACTATAGAGGCAAACATTGCAATCCAGCTTCAGCCAGCTCCTTGTCAGTCATAGCTGCAGGATCCTTGCTGTCGCTGTCGGTTTCGGTATCGAGGTCAATGCCATATCTGTTTGATATCATTGTGTAATCGAAGCAGAGTGGCCTATCCTTATAATATATCTTCTGACGGCCAACCATATTTCCTGCGGCATCCAGTTTCTCTACGGTCTCCGGAACTCCGCCTGGGTTGAACTTGATGAATCGCTCCGGATTCTTCGTCGAGCCTAGGAAGTCTGCACCTATCTGCAGATAATGAAGAAGAGACTCCTTAGGAAGGAGATTCTCATCCATCTGGCGGCCTAGCTTGCGATATATGGCCATCGTGATGTCCTTGCGGATCATCAGGATGCTCTTCGGCATCGCCCAGTTGTCGATTTTCAGTTTATTTGTTGTCAGACTGCCGACTGTCTTAATCTTGAAGTCCTGGTCTTTTTTCAGTTCGCCCATCTGCACTGCAGCATTGACGATATTCCAGAAGCCAGCCACCTCGTCGGTAGTATTACACATCGAGTTCTGCGTTTTGATGCCCTTGACAACTACCTCGATGAGTTCAGAATAGCTGAAGGGAAATTCGATGTAGTCACGAATTGCCAGGTAAGCAGCTACCGGAACCTTCCAGTTAGTCATGATTCGGTCTAGGATGCTCTCGCTCTCCAGTCTCTTCTCTAGGTCATCTGAAGCCTGCTTCCAGGCTTTGCCGAAGCAAGCTTGGAATTGCTCACGATGCTTAAGCAGCTGAAGGGTGATGTGCGTAGCGCCTATCTGTCGATAGCGCTCTAGCTCCTCAAAATTCATCTTCTCCTCTCGAGTATGCTCGCCCTTGTCGAATGTCAGATAGATAAGGCGGCTGAAGAGTGCAATATCTGCGGTCGGCATCTCCTGACCAGTCAGGATGATTCCGGAATCAACCTTCGCCTGCACCAGCTTTTTGTCCTTATCCATATTCATCTTAGTTCGACCAATACCATTCCACAAGTCCTTCAGCCACTCTACCTTGTTCTGGGTGATGGAGTTCTTGTACTCATCGATATGCACCAGGGCGTCGCTTACACCTCCGACATAATCTGAGAGTGCCGGCATAGATGCATTGGTGATGGATAGCGGCTCATACTTCGTTTCATATTTATAGAAAAAATTCATCAGAGTAGCAGCAAACTCTGTCTTGCCGCATCCCTTTGGACCGAATGCATTGAGGAGAGGGAAGGAACGGCTCTTGCTGATGACAATGTCTCTGAACAGAGTGGCTATGTAGAAGCATAGACCTACCATGGCATTCTCACCGAAGACCTGCACCACTTTTGCAAAGAATTCAGCTTGTGAAGTTGGATGCTCCACCAGCTTCTCATGACGAAACTTCTTCTCAGAAACGTATAATTCTCGGCTGTCCTTATTGAGCTTGCTCATAGCTGGCAGGTAAAACTTTCCTGCAGATAATCTGAGGATACCCATATCATCGATGGGCTGCCAGGTACCATCTTCGATGGCGCCATTGCAGAAGGCATAGAAGCCTTCACGCTGCCAGCCTAGCTGCTTGATTGGGTCTGCAGTCTCGGTCACTCTACCGAGATAGCCTAGAAGCTTGATAAGCTGCTCATCTCTTGCCATCCAGATATAATCACCAATACCGAACAGGCGCTTGCGAAGTGAGCTGCTGGATGTGATCTCATCCATATTTAGCTCGATGAGCCTTGATGGTTCCTCACTGTTATTCTTTATCTCGAAGAGTCTGACCGGATTGAAATCATCTCGAATGTGGAATAGAGGTTTCATCTTGAAGTTCGACCACTGGATTTCATCACCCTCTTTATTGGTACCCCAATAGCAATTATCGTGTTCCGTGAAACCGAATTCACGGAGCATCTTGATGTCTCCCTTGCGCTCTCGCTCCTGCTTCTCGCTCAGTTCTGCCTCCTTGGCTCTCTTGAGCGTATCCTTCCACTCTCTTGAGTGCTTGTAGTTAGAGATGAGACTTGTCAGATAGCTGCTTCTGAGGTCTTCATCCTTGATCAGCATCAGGAGGCCGCAGATGTCTGCGATTGCTTGCAATCTATCCTCGGTCGTATATGACTCGATATCCTCGACCGATGGCCAATATCTTCGCCTGCAGTACCAGAAAATAAATTCCTCTTCCTTCATCTGCTGGAAATGGCCTCTATCGACTATCCAGGAGTCCGGATCCTCTTTTTTGGGTGCTGGATAATCAACCGGAATCTCACGCACATTGACGGTGAAGCCTATCTGCAGCGCTGCCCGGCCATTGGCGAAGACGTTAGCGGTACCTGCCGGGAATTCATTACCTGGTTTCAGTGTATCTGCGTCTGGAATGAAAGTCACCTTGCGGCTCACTCGATAGAGCTGCTTCAGCTGATTCTCAGTCCAGGAACCACCCAGTGATGCTACTGTATTGAGGATGCCTATCGACTGCAGCTTGACTACATCAGGCGCTCCCTCTACCAGGTAAAACTTATCCTTCAGTCTCGCCTCCTTCTGCGCGAAGTTGATGCCAAAAACAGAAGTATCCTTGTGATAAACAGGAGAGTTTTTTAGGTTGAGATACTTGCAGATGTCAGAGTTGTCTGATAGCGTTCGAGCTGTGAAACCGATGACTCTACTCATCTTGTCATAGATAGGTATTGTATATCGATCTCGAAGCATAGCAAACTTGCCTCGCTCGCCCATACCTATCAAACCTACCTGTTCTAACAGATCAAGATCAAGCTGCTTTTTCATTGCCCAGCTGATGAATCCTTCAGCTGGAGCATAGCCAATTCCGAATTCATCGATTGCATCGGCTCCCCATCTTTTGCGAACCACTTCCCTAGCCTTGTTAGCACCTGGATTGACTTTATGCATTTCCTCGACGAAGTAGCTTTGCGCATAGTCTAAAGCTATGCGCAAGGCTTCTTGCTCTTTCTGTCTCTCCTCGTCCTCCCGGCTAGGCTTATACTCGTCATCGATATCCTCATTGAGATATTTCTTGGCCAGTTCCTTGCACGCAATTGGGAATGGCAGGCCATTCTTTAGCTTGCGGTAGAGGCTTATGACATTGCCACCAGAGCGGCATTGTCCGAAGCATCTCCAAACGTTCATTCCTGTATCAACATAGAATGATGGTGTATTCTCGTTGTGGAATGGGCATGTTGCCCATGATCTGTTGCCTTTCTCCTTGACGAAGTTGATGCCTTCATCCTTGGCCACATCTTGAATAGGTACATCACTTATGATGCGATCTATAATTTCTTGTTTAATCATATCTGTATATTTTTTGCGTCTGCAAAATTACACTAGACTTTTGATTATTGAAAGTACTAGGATAATCTGCGCATTATCTTATCGATGTCTGCGTTGATGTAATAGCTTATTTGCCTCCTATAGCTCATACTACGCTCCATCATCAAATTTGTGAGGACGCCCTTATATTTGCCCCCCCGCTTTGGCATTGCTGCCATAATCTCGCGATCGGAATAGAATTTTATTCTCATTTTCGACCTCCTTTTTTGTTTCGATAGAAGGAGCATTTCTCCTTCTCCATAAACTGCTCGTAAGCTTCATTCTCTTTATGCTTCTCCCGGTATAGCTCACGATGGGATATACCCCAGAATGTACATCTTACGCCATTCTTGCGTGCGCAAGAATTGTGACACTCCACTATAATTCTCTTGTTTGCCAT